CAACGGCTACTGACAATTATACATCTAAAACACAGATTGCTACAGGGACATTTACTGTATCTTCTACAGATAATGTGTATCAAGCTACCTTCACAATGCCTACTGGTACAATGACTGGTTTAGAAATTGTATTTACTGTTGGGGCACAGACTAGCGGATATTGGTATTTATACAACATTCAGTTAGAACAAAGCGACCAAGCTAGTAGCTTTGAAGTAAGAGATTACAACACTGAACTACAACGTTGTCAGCGTTATTTTCAAATAGGTAGTGCTGGTTTTGAAGGCCCTGTTGTTAGTGGTAGTAACTATAGTTCTTTACTTCCTTTTTCAGTACCTATGTATGCAACACCTACAATAGCAGAGCTTGTTGGGGGTACTGGCGGATTAACCGTTAATTTTGGAACAACTACTTTTAGAGCAACTACAGGAAACCAAGGTGCTTTAATGTATAGAACTGCTACTGCTACTAGTGTAGGTGCTTGGTTTACTAACTTTACTATGGCTGCGGAAATCTAATAATGTACACAATTTCTAAAAATCTTTTTGACAGAGATGTCATCATTCGTGATGCAGATTTAGCAGACATTCCTACTGATGAGCGAAATATTGACTATTGTGCTTATGTTGAATGGGCTACTGCAAACAATCAACCAGTAGTTCCTGCTACTATTTTAAAACCTGTACCTTTAAAAGTACTTGAACAAATCTTATAATTATGTCTGCAGAACAATTAGAAAATCGTGTTGTACGTTTAGAAGTTCGTACAGAGAACCATGCTGAAGACATTAAAGAACTTCGTGAAACTACCTTAGATTTAAAATCTACTATGCACTCTATTGAAAAGAATTTATCGCAGATTAAATATCTTGCAACGGGTGCTTTAATAGTTATTATTGCTCAAACCATTGGCTTGGATAAAGCCATCAAAGTGTTATTCGGAGTTTAAATGTCAGCTACCTTTACCGTAAGTCGTGACCAGATTATCTCCTTAGCTTTACGTAAGCTAGGAGTACTTGAACTAGGTTCTACGCCTGATTCAGAAACTGTTGCTAATGCTTCTTTAAATTTAAACCTTCTTGTCAAACAAATGGCTACTCAGGGTTTAAAGTTATGGAAAGTAAATGAGCTTGTTCTTCCTCTAGTGTCAGGACAGACTAAGTATACTATTGGGCCTGTGACACAGAATCCTACTACAGATTTAGATACTGCAAAACCTTTAAAGGTTATTCAAGCTTGGTTACGTAACATTTCTGTTACTCCTTTTATTGATACCCCTATGCAGTTGCTTAGCAAACAAGAATACGATGTTCTTGGTTCTAAGTTCTCTACAGGTGTTGCTAACTCTGTGTATTATAACGTACGTCAAAACTCTGGTGAAATGAACGTATACTTAACACCAGACAGCAACGCAGCAACTACTTATGTACTATATTTTGTATGTCAACAGCCTATGGAAGACATCAACACAGGTGCTACTATTCCTGATTTTCCTAGCGAATGGATGAATACTTTAGTATGGAACTTAGCTGACTTAATGGCTATTGAGTATTCTGTACCTGCTAATCATCGTGCAGAAATTGCTCAAAGAGCTAAGATGTATCAAGACCAGCTTAATGATTGGGATGTGGAAGCTACTTCTACTTTCTTCCAAGCTGACCTTCGTATGGCTAACGTTGTATTTGGACACGCTAACTAATGCCAATCACTAGAATACCTTTAACTCAACCTATTGAGACTCGTGACGGGCTGTTAAACACTTGGGCCTATGGTGCAGCAAGCTATGGTTTAAAAGTAAAAGATTCTAGAAGTGTTAATGGTTATTTTGAATCTAGCCAAGGTAAACGTGAGTTTGTTAAAAGACCTGGATATTTGCTATACACAAATACTTCAGGACTTCCTTCAGGGAAAACTCCTCGTGGTTTTTATCAGTGGGCTTTTAATAAAAATTTTTATATTGCTTATGATTCGAACACTGCAGGAACTACAGATATTTATACTGTAACTACAGGGGGTTCGGTTACACTTGTAGGTAACGTGGCTGGAACTGCACATGATGTAAATTTTATTAGTACAGATAGTGCTAATACCTATTTATTTTTCAAAACAACATCTAATGCTTTTCTTATTTGGAAAGCAGCTCCTACAACTATTACTACGATTACTTTACCCACAGGAGGTGTAGGCCAACGCTTAGTTCCTGGGGTTTGTTTCTTAGATGGATACATTGCTATTGGAGACGAAACAGGACGTATTTATACAAGTAACGTCAATGACCCTACTACTTGGAATGCCTTAAACTACGTAACTGCTGAGGCTAACCCAGACCCTTTAATTGGTATTGGTAAACATTTAAACTACATTGTAGCTTTTGGTTCTACCTCAATTCAGTTTTTGTATGACGCAGGTACTTCTCCAGGCTCTCCTTTAGCTTTTTCTTTGTCTTATACTTTAGAAACAGGCTGTATTAACGGAAACACTATTGTTCCTATTGAGCAATCTATTATTTGGGTAGGTGCTAGTATTGAGCAAGGTCGTGGTGCTTTTATGATGGATGGTGTTAATCCTGTTAAAATTTCTACACCTTATATTGATAGAATTTTAGACAACGACCAGCTTAATAGAGTATATGCGTATAGTTTTAAATATCGTGGACATACGTTTTATGTCTTGACAATGATAGTAACTAATGTTACAATAGTATACGATGTAAATGAAAAAGTATGGACTCAATGGACTTCTTATTCTTTAGGAGCAACTGTTGATGGTGTTTCTACTGGAGACCCTGCTGTATATGCTGAACAAATATTTAGATTAGGTTTCTTTAATAATTCAGGAACTACTAATACTGCAAGTAACAGTGCATATTATTTTTTAGATTTAATAGATAATAAAATATACGTTATATACAGCGATTCGCTTGATAGTAATTTTTCTGCTAGTGATAATGGTGCTCCTATTTACTATCGTTCAGTAACAGACATTGTAGATAGCGGAACTACTAAACGTAAGTTCTATCAACGTGTTGAGATTGTAGGCGATAAAGCCCCTGCTACTTTGTTTATTAGGCATACAGACGATGACTATAACACATGGTCAGCTTACCGTTCAGTAGACTTAAATGCTCCTCGTGCTCAGATTTATCAGACAGGGGCAGCACGACGTAGAGCATGGGAGTTCCTTTGTACAGATAATCAACCATTAAGGTTGGACGCTGCTGAGATTGATTTTAGTGTTGGCGAACTAGAGCAAGAAGGAGTAGCACCAACTAATTATAGGACTTAGTAATGAATACTGCAGTACAAAAAAAAGATAAAGTAGATGAGTTAACTAAAGAGTTATTAAAGCTCGAACAAGCAGATTGTCCTGTAACTCATCGCTTTGCTCCTGGACTGTATATTCGAGAAGTTACCTATGGTGCTGGTACATTAGTAGTAGGTCATTATCACAAACATCCGCACTACTGTGTGATGCTTACAGGAAAGATGATATTTGTCAATCCTGATGGCACTAAACAAGAGGTCAGTGCTCCTAATACATTTATAGCTTCTGCAGGTAAGAAAGCTGCTTATGTTTTAGAAACAATGACTTTTCAGAATGTCTATGCAACAGAAGAGACAGACATTGAGAAGCTAGAAGAGATGTTGTTTGAAAGAAGTGAAATTCTTGACAAGCACGTTGAACAACAGAATAAATTATTAGCCTATGACCATTCAGTAGATAACAAAGACTACGAGGATGCTATGGCTGAGTATGGTTTAGATTTAGCTATTGTACGCAGAATATCTGAGTACACAGGAGACCAGATACCTTTTCCTAATGGAAGCTATAAGGTACAGTTGTCTGATTCTAAAATAGAAGGTAAGGGTTTATTTGCTACAGGTAATTTTGCAGAAGGTGAAGTTATTGCTCCTGCAAGAATAAATGAAAAGAGAACACCTGCAGGTAGATATACAAATCATTCTAAGAATCCTAATGCAGTTTTTGTTTTACGAGATAATGACGATATTGACTTGGTAGCCTCCCGTCCAATATCAGGAATGCGTGGAGGCTTATTAGGTGAAGAAATCACTATTGACTATCGGCAGGCTCTTAGTCTGTACAAGGAGAAATTAATATGTCAGCAACAGTAGCAGCATCAGTAGTTGGAGTAGCAGCAGGGGTTAACTCCCTGACTGGCGGAAGCATTTCAAACATGTTTGGTGGTGGTGGCGGTGGTAGCACTGGCAGCGGTGCAGGAGGTTCTTATGATCCTGCTGGACAATATCGTCAAGGCTGGGCTTCTCAGCTTAACG